ATAGTGAAGCAGTTTCATGTATCGAAACTGGTTTTCCAATTGGTGTTATATCAGCAGAGCCTGCTTACTTAATGAATAGTGATATTGATGGCCAAGCAATTGGTTTAAAAGGACGTGTTCCTGTTAGAGTCATTGGACCAGTAACCAAAGGACAACCATTATATGTTGCCGGTAACGGTGTTGCCAAATATTCATCGGTGCTTTTACATTATCAAATGGTAGGTGTGGCGTTGGAAAGTGATTCAAACGAAAATGAAAAATTAGTTGAGTGTGTTCTCAAAGTATAAATATACGCATATAACGAGGAATTTAAATGGCCGCACAATTTGACCCTATACTTTATTCAGACTGGGACGCAATGCAAAGCGTTGTGTATGCCCAGCTAGGACCATTACAAGAATTTGCTGGTTCTCCTGGTGTATATGTTGAAGGTACAGGCTATGGACTTCCAGAATCTGAGCTACAAAGTAAGCCTTATCCTTTTACTAGAAATATTGTACAAATTAGTTCAGAAGCACAAGCACAGATTAATTTTGCTAACGATCATCATTTAATTGTTGGTGAAGTAATTTACTTTAATAATTTCAGTAATAGCTGGGGCAATGAACCTATTGCCAATAACTTTGCTACAGTTCAAACAGTTTTAGATTCTACAAGAATAATCGTCGACTTTAATACATTTGGTTATACACCTTGGGCTATCAATGATACTGCTGACGCTGTTCAGTTTATGATTAGCGCCAATCAATTTGAAAATTTAAGAGTTGATATGGCAAAAGTAGTACAGCATATTACAGGTGCTCCTCCAGGACCTGGAAACTTTTTACCTGGCGGAGAAGCAACAAACATTTCAACACCTGTAAAAGGCGACATCATTTATCACAGCGTATATGAGCCTTTTTATACTGTGGCAACAGCAGTTGATAATTACAAATTTATTAATTTAGAAAACACATTAATTTCACCCACGCTACCTTCAAACGTTGTTAATACAAACGATTGGAATGGAATCACAGATTTAGAATTTAGTATTACATGGTCTGGTACAGACGGTTATGATTTTGTACAGTTCTTTAACACTGGTGGACTTCTTAAACTTGACATGTTAAATCTTGCGTCATCGGTCGTAGGTAACGCAAATAACGATAATGTTCAAAACTTGAATAGACACTGGCGAGATCTATTACAATCAGTATTTCCGTTATGGGTCGGAGCCAGAGGCAAAACAGCAATGGGTCTAGCAAGTGATCCTAGAAAAATTTCTACAATTGGAGCATTTGATGCTTTAGGTGTTTATGCTACGATTTTCAGTGCTCAAGGTACTTCGATTAATGGTTACGGGTCTGCTTACGATGATCATAGTGTTGTTGTTGAGATGAAACAAACAGTAAATCAAAAAAATCTAGTATTTAAAATAACACTAACAGACACTTCAAGTACAAACGCTTATGCTCGCCGCGTTGATATTGATAGAAATTTTGAATTAACATTCCAACATACAACTGGTGCTGTAACATTAGCATCTACACCAGTTAACTATACAATATCTATCCTTAACTCCTGGTAATCTAGAACCAATAATCATTATAGTAGCATATTTTTAGCATAACTAATAGTATATGTTAAAGGTATGGTATGAATAAAGAATCTATCCAAAGAATCATCGAAACTTCAGATAAGTTAAGAACTTTAAATTCTCAAAAACTTCGAGCAAAAGAAAGATTCCAATCCAATTCTATTTTGGGTTATGAAGGCGGTTTATTTAAAGTCGATACTGATCTGCTAGTATATGTAAATTATCTACTTCAACAAGGTAAAGGTTCTGATACTGTTATTATTGATTCTAACGAAAATCCAATACTTATAAAAAGTGTAAAGGATTTTAATAATGCTATACAAGACAAATACTTTACTGCTATAGACATTTATTATAATGATATTAAAGAACTTGAATTATTAAAGAAAAGTACAGCCAGATATCTTGATTTGGAGATATAATGACTCAAGGATTTTTATTGTTTGCTCATAACAATGGCGTAATTGATTATGTTAAATTAGCACGTATATGTGCTAAAAGAATCAAAAAAATATTACATAAAAGTGTTACTCTTGTAACTGACTCTCCTGTTGATTTTCCAGAATTTGATAATGTAATTACTGTTGATATTGATAAGAGTAATAAGAGAAATATCGATAGTGTTATACAACCGTTTTATAATATTTCTAGATTAGATAGTTTTAGACTTTCGCCTTACGATGAAACTATTGTAATTGATGTTGATTACATTGTAAACAGCGATACACTTAATCAATATTTTAATAATACAGAAAGTTTTTTGATGGGAGAAGGAGTTTATAATCTACACAATTATGAAACTGACGAAATACCCATGCTTGGAATGAGTATGAAATGGGCAACAACATTATATTTTAAAAAGGATTATGTTGCTGAAACTATTTTTAATCAAGCAAAACTAATAAAAGAAAATTATAACTTTTATAGAGAGTTATATAAATTTAAAGCATCAAACTATAGAAATGATTATGCGTTTACAATAGCTGAACATATAGTTAAAGGTTTAAACAGTTCTGATTCTCTACCTAAAATAAATTTTCTTGAACTAACTACAGATGAAATATTACATACTGACGGAGAGCGTTTTGTCTGTTTAGTTAATCACCAACCTATGGTTTTTAAAAATGTTGATCTTCATTTTTTTAATAAAAAGACAATATTAGATTTTGAAAAGGAACTATCATGAAAGATTTTGGTTACCTTTTAATTGTTAATAATGACACAAAAAACATTTATCATAGAATGGCCTATGTTTTAGCAACAAGTATTAAAAAGACCCAACCTAAAGGATATGATACCGTTTGTTTAATAACAGACAGAAGAAACTTAGATAGTAGTTTTGTTTTTGATAAGATCATTGTTAATGATGATTTTAAAGGATGGGATCAGAGAAATTATATGAATCTACAGACACCATATAAACATACAGTTTGTTTAGATGTTGATATGATATTTACTAGGGACATTAGTCATTGGATTGATTTTTTTGTTACAAAAACAAATGGATTATTTGTTACTAATAAAGTTTTAAAATATAACGGAACTAAATTAACAAGTTTAAAATGCCGTCCTGGATATATTGAAAATGATTTGCCTATATTGTATAGCGGTTTTACATATTTCAATAAAGAATCTGGTACAACACAAAAATTTTTTAATTTAGTACAGTTAATTACTGAAAATAAAGAAAAGTTTCGTAATTTATATATGAGTAAAAAGTATCCCCCTGAGATAGGAACAGATGAAGCATTTAGTATAGCATCTAATATTTTAGGAATTGATTACTTAGATATTCCATTTCCAAGGTTTGTACATTTAAAGTCTGAATTACAAGATGTAGGTATCACATCTATTAGTCAAGATCTAGGTTACTATATAGATGACAGAGCTAATATTACTATAGGAAATTTTGCTCAGAACGATATAATTCATTATTCGGAGAAAGACTTTCCGCTCGATGTTATACAGGCTGTTTATAAAGGTTTGTTCTTAGAAGGTATAAAAGATGTATAAAATTTTTTATGACGATAGTGGTAATATATGGGAATATACAAAAGTAATGTCCCATGAGAACAATCAATTAAATTCTGCTATTGTTCCTGATGATCTATCGAGTATATTTGATGATATAACCATAGGAAAATACAGTGTTAAAAAATTTAAAGTTGATATAGATAGTAAAGAGTTTTTATTAATTGATTTATATCCGTCTGTAAAAGACGAAGATGTATTTTTAAATAAATTAGTAGAAATAAATTATAATCAAAATAATACAGATTTAGCCATTACTATTAAAACTATTAACTCTAAGCCACATATTCTAATTGAGGGCAAACATGATCAAGATAGAAAGTTTGATATAATGATGACAAGAAAAAAGAATATTAATTTTTTATATCAAAACTTTGAGTGTGAAACAAATAAGTCAAATGTATTTGAAGTTGATCAAATAGATTATAGAGATATTTTTAGTGGAAATTTTTCACTGTATTATAAGAAAATCTATTCTAGCGCAGGATACACAATATTATGAAGATAGAAGATATTGATATTATTTTTATTAGTTATGACGAACCTAATGCCGAAGAAAATTGGGCAAAGTTGAAAAATATGGTTCCTTGGGCAAAACGTATTCACGGAGTAAAAGGTAGTGATAATGCACATAAAGAAGCCGCAAGACAAGCCGAAACAGATTGGTTTGTTAGTGTTGATGGTGATAATGAAATAGATCCTGTATTTCTTAAAATAGAAATTAATGAAATACCGGAAATTACTTGTTATAGTTGGTGCGGAAAAAATAATATTAATGGATTAATTTACGGCAACGGTGGATTAAAAGTTTGGAATACAAATTTTGTAAAACATATGAAAACACATGAAGCCGCTGTAGACGATAGAGCACAAGTTGACTTTTGTTGGGAAAAAGGATATCAAAATTTTCCTGAATCGTTTAGTACTACTGTGATTAACAAAACGCCACAACAAGCATGGAGAGCAGGTTTTCGAGAGGGTGTTAAAATGCTAACAGTGCGCGGTGTTTTACCACCAATTGATAAAATAAGACAAGATGTATACTGGCATAACTTACACAGATTAAGGATATGGTGTTCAGTTGGAAGTCATGTGGAAAACGGAGTTTTTTCTATTCTTGGTGCTAGAATGGGAGCATTGATGTCGTACAGCGATTGGAATTATATTAATGTGCGAGATTTTAGCGAACTAGATAAAATTTACAACAAAGAAGTTAAAGGTATGGAAAGCCACGATGTTGTTTTTAAAATCAAAAAGTTAGGAAATGAATTGAGAGAAAAACTTGGTTTTCATTGGGCATATTTTGACGAAGAACAAAGTCTTCATATGGTTGATTTATATCAAGAGGCAATTGACTTAGGAAAATCTTATTATAACAAGGATCAGATATGGACAAGTGGTTCTTAGTATACGACGATCCTTTTGCTGATAAAAACTTTTCAAAAGCAAAAGAAAAGTTGCCAACTTTAAAAAAGATTGTATCTGGTAAAGGAATACATGACAGTCATAAACATTGTGCTGAACAAAGTTTAACTAATAGATTTATTGTTCTTGATGCTGATTGTGAATTGTTAGAAAACTTTTCTTATACAACTTTTTTAAATGAACTAACAGACGAATCAAAAGTTTTTGTTTTTAGAGCAGTAAACCCTATAAATGATTTAGTATACGGACATGGCGGAATTAAAGTGTTTGATCGTAGATTGTTTAAAAATAATAATGCTGTCGACATGACCACTGCTTTTGATATTGTTCCTGTAAATTATGTTACAAATATACACAGATTTAACAGTACTCCTTTTCATACTTGGCGTACTGCTTTTAGAGAATGTACTAAATTATCAAGCGGAACAGTTAAACTGAGAAATACAAAAGACGACGAATATAGATTAACCGTTTGGTGTGAAAAATTTAATAATGTTGAAAATGCTGAATATGCTAAACTAGGGGCAATCGCTGGTAGAGAATACGGATTTAAGAATAAAGATCTACAACAGATAAACAACTTTAGTTGGCTAAAAGAAAAGTTTGAGGAAACTAAAAATGTTTTGGAAACCTGATCCAAATAAAAAATATAAGAAAATATGTTCCAAAATTGGAAAGGGTTTCTGTACGGCTAAATGGAACCATGTAAGTATACATTTACATACAGGTGACAATCATAGTTGCTATCATCCAAGCATGCACAAAGTTAGTTTAGAAGAACTAAAAGAAAATCCTAGCGCATTACATAACAGCAAATACAAAAAAGAACAACGTAAAATGATGTTAAATGATGAGAGACCGCCTGAATGTAGTTATTGCTGGGCACTAGAAGATTCAGGTTCGTTAAGTGATAGGCATTTTCGTAGTGCTGAGTTTGAGGAAATAGAAAAAGGCACAATAGATAAAATTAAATCAATGCCATGGGATGCCGACGTAGCGCCAAAGTATCTCGAAGTCAATTTTGGTAATGAATGCCAAATGAAATGTAGTTATTGTACTCCTAGTATTAGCAGTGCCTGGGAAAACGAATTTAATAAATTTGGAGATTATCCATTATTACAAGAGCGTAATAAAAGACAATATCATGCTAATAATAAAAATCGTGAACAATGGATTTATAAAGAAAAAGATAATCCTTATATTGAAGCATTTTGGAAATGGTTTCCAGAGATATATCCTCAACTACACACTTTGCGTGTAACAGGCGGCGAACCATTATTAAGCAGTAATGTATTCAAAGTAATGGATTATATGGAAAAGAATCCTAATCCAAAATTAGAATTTAGCGTAAACACCAATATGTGTGTTCCCCAAAGAAATCTTAATAAGTTTATAAACAAAGTTACTGTATTAACACAGCATAAAAAAATAGATAGAGTACAACTGTTTACTAGTATTGATACCTGGGGAGAACAAGCAGAATATATAAGAAATGGAATGAATTTGGATTTATGGGAGAAGAACGTTGATACGTTTATGAATGCTGTTCCTAACGCACAATGTGGACTCATGATCACCGTAAATTTCATGTCTGTGCACCGTTTTAAGGGTCTACTAGCGCGGATATTAGAGTGGAAGCGTAAGTATAACACCTTAACGCATAATCGCTTTACAATAGACACTCCTTACTTGCTAGAGCCCGAACATTTAAGTTTACAAATTTTGGATGATGAACATTTGGATGTTATGTACGATTGTTTAGATTTTATGAAGGAAAATACCAAAAATTGGAACTTTAATTACTTTAGTGATACTGATGTAACTAAATGGGAACGTGTTATAAAATGGGTTGAAAGTAATCGATTTACAGGAGATCGTTTATTAGAAAATAGGGTCGATTTTTGGAAGTTTGTTGATGAGCATGATAAAAGACGAGGAACGAATTTTTTAAAAACGTTCCCCGAGTTGACAGAATTTTACAATAAATGTATTAGCCACTCAATTCCTTTGCCAGCGGAAAAATCTTAGAAATAACTTCAGCACAAGCATGGGCAATTTCCATGTGTTCTTTTTGTGTTCCGTTTGCTCCACGTAATTCAATATAGTGAATCCAACTGCGTAAAGTACCGTTCATGTACAACCGTGTCTTAGTACAACCTTCTGGTAGTACAGCACGAGCTTGTTCTTTAGCAATACCATTTTCTATAGCCCATTCATATGCTTCTTTAGCGGCATCAATCACTTTTTGTTGCTGTGATTCCCAATCGTTGATTAGATTCATATCTTGTTGTGTAATACCTAGTTCAATTGAATTTTGTCTATTTTTGGTATCTTGTAGTCTTGCTTCACGCAAAACAAACTGGTTGCCGAACTCTGCTGGATCAGCATAGCGTTGGCTGAACTCTTGGAAGCTGAAACTACGATGTCGCACAATTTGATGTGCTATATCACGTGTAGTATTAATTTCTAAACAAGCACTAACCATTTCTAATGGAGACCAGTGTGCGTGTTTAATCAAGTACTTAATTAGTTTTTCGCTTGTTTCTTTATTCATTTGGTTGCTTGGATTAGAAACCCTAGCACAAAAAGCAATAAGTTCTTGACAATCATCAAGTCCCTCTTCTGGTGCTGTTGAATACGAAATTAATTTTACTTGTGTCATTCGTCCCTCATTATATTTTTTGTTTGATCTTCTATATCTTTTTTTAATTTCTGTACGTCGATGTTGAAATTGATTGATTTTACTTCGGTTGATATTTCTTTTAAGGCTGACGTTAACTTAGCAATTACCTCTTGTTCACTAGAAAACGGTAGTTGCTCAGTTATGTCAACCTCCCATATACGACCATCACCGAACTTAATTTCAACACCGTGAATATACCTTAACGGCATACTATTCATATAAATGTGTTCGAAAACTTCCGGCCAGTGTTTAATAAAATCTTCTGGCGGGCGGTAAGGTTTTCTTTTAGACACTTACATCAACTTCTGATTTTTTAGCAGTCTTTTTCTTTGTTGGTACAAGTTCTTCTGCTTGACGTCTTAACTGAGCCGCTTCTTTGCTCAATCTATCTGCTTGAGAGCGATATGATCTTGCTAGATCTTCGTCAGTCAAAGGTTGATTTAGGTCTTGCTTCACTTCAGTTGGTGCTGGTTCAGCAGTAGCAGTTGGCATTTCTTTAGCAGTAGCAACAGTTTCTTCTGTTTCAGTAACTGCTAATTGATCAACTGTAATTCCTTTCTGTTCAGCAATCATTTGATTTAGTTCAGACAATACAACAGTATCTGAATTAGTAGGAGTCATAATAACTTCAGTTGTTCCTACTTTTTTCAATCTACCGTCGGTATGTAGTGCCATAAGCATTTGTCTACCGTCTGGAAAATAGCGTCTTGAAAGTACATCAGCAAGTTCATTTGCTGTTTGTGCTTGGTTGCTTTCAACAACTTTCATAATTTCGTCGTGTTGCGCATCAGTTAAACGAGCAACATCAACAACAAGAGCGTTATCTGATTCTCCAGGTAGCGTACGATATGCGACTAGTACTTTCGCATTGTTGTTTTTCATTTTACCTGTATGTTTTAAAGCCATAACTTTCTCCTTATTGCGCAGGTTGTTGCGCAGGTTGTTCTGTTTTTGGTTCTGTTTGCGCAGGTTGTTGCGCATTTTCACCCTCTGGTTGCTTAGGTGTAACTGATTCTAGGAAAGAATTCAATTTATTAAACACCTTACCTACTGCTTCTAGTTCGTTTGCTCTAAAAGCACCGCGAGTTGATGCTACATCAATAATAGTTTTAATAGCATTCAAGTCGTTAATTGTAAGTTCGGCAGGAGCTGGTGCTTCAGCAGTTTGTCCGGACTCTACATTTTTAGTTTCTTCTGTCATTTTTATCTCCTTGTATATGGACAGGCTAACGTAAAATACGTTAACTCTTTTTCATCTTCAAAACCAACAGCGGTTCTAGTGCCTGTTGATTCTTCTTTATGAATTAAACAATATCTTCCTTTAAGTTTATATTCGATCCAATCTTCGAGTGAGTTATCCCACAACCATTCATTAGATCCAAGTGTAAACATATGAAAATGAGGTGGCGCCCATTTTAGTTTACGCTTTTTCAAAATACTTAATGGTGAAATGTCTAACATAGTGTTGTATTTAAATAATAGCAGTTTATAATCCGTTAATCCTGGATCATGCGTTGTCGTAATGCTCTTGTATATCCAAACTTTTTAACATCACCGCTGAACAAGTATAGTTCAAATGCGGCTCTTTCGGAAAAAACTGTAATATCCTTTTTGGTTATGTAATATGGTGATTCGATAAATTTATCTAACCAAATTAAAATTTGTGGGGTTATAGTAAACTTTCCTGGAAATTTCACTTGGTATGATTTTAGTTTAGCATCATTAGTAACAAAGTCAAGTCCTTTTTCGGTTAATCTTAATCCACCCGAATCTTTAGCCCTGATATTATACCACCATTCTGTAATTTTTTCTTTTATCAATGATTCTGTTGGAGTTATATCTGCGGCTTGTAAAAATTTTGCTGTGTAATCATCTTTACTGATCATCACCTTTTAGTACTTCACCTTTTGTTAATTTTACAACTTCGAAACTTTCTGTTTTAAACATTCTATTCAATTTTCTAGCCAAATTATGCGCATGACCTGGATTTGAAAAACTTACTTTCTTATACTTTGGTCCAGGGTAGCTTGTAACAAGACTGCCGCTCTTTAAATTGAAAGGAGAACCGTCGTAAAACACCGCCCAGATTGCTTCTGCTTCTAGAATCTGTTCTACTTTATATGTGTCTTTGTTAGCAAACTCTAACAAGACTTTTGGCTTTGGTCTACTCATATACGTAATCCTTTTAATTAACTACGCATATATTTATCTTATTAAAACTCCCCGCCGTCCATCTTGACATCAATAGATTGTTCTGCTACTGATAGATTGTTTATTTTAGTGCTTATTTCGCTTATAGTTTGTGATAATTTAGAAGAAATTAGAGCCAAATCGTATGCTAGTTCTTTTCCTTCTTGAAGTGTGATTTTAATTTCTTTTTGATTGGCTTTTTCAGCAGTTCTAATACGTTGTACTAGTTTTTCAATGCTAGGAACTCTATCTGGTAAGTTACTCATTTTGAAACCTTTGAAAGCATAGATCTCATTTCCATTTCAGTTTTAAATGGACCTTTGAAATCATATCTTTGTAATGTAATAAGTTTAGGGCAAAAACTTTTAACCCAACCTTTATCAAAACGAATAGTATAGTAACCAGCACAATATAAACTTTTTGAATCTTTGCTTTTTGTAAACAAAGGTAATTTCTTTTTTATATCGTACATACTATTATGTGGTTTAGTACTTGTAGGAAAACTATGTACTTCATTAGGCAAAGCATTGTCTGCTTCTTTTTTAATTTTTACAACAAAAAAGTCTTTACCGAATTGTTGTAATACACTTTTCCTATTTGGAAAAAATTGAACACCGTTTTCGTTACTTAATACGAATCGTGTTTCATCTTTGCGTAGAGTAGCAAATTTTTCACCATCTTGTTCAACAATCCAAAATTTATTTTCAATAATTGGCTTGGCAGTTAAAATTGTCATTGTGGGTACCTCGCATTTAATGGTTCAGCATAACTTTGTGCTTGATCAGCAATTTTTTGAAGATCAAAAAGATTACAAAACTTCATAAGTCTAATACCTACTTGACTAATGTTTTTATTTTCTTCAATAGTTTCTGAAATAGTAGTTGCCATAATTTGTTT